GACCGCTGGAGCGGGTAGTCGGTGAAGAGCACTTCGTTCGCCAGCGTCTTGCCAGCGACGGTGAGCGTCGTGGTCCGGGCGACGGAGGTGCTGGGGACGGTCTTGAAAACGTCGTGCGCCTGGTTCGTCGCGAAGTTGGCCACGACGTTGAGCGTGATCGAAAAGTCGGCAAGCAGCAGGAGCCGCTCGATCGCGCTCTTGTCGATGCCCGTGATGTCCTGCACCGCGCGGGGGGTCGCGAACTGAAGGTTCGTGACGTCGTTGATGATCGTGCGGACGACGCCCGCCGCATCGTCCACGGAGCACACGCTCCAGCCGAGGCCACTCGTCTTCGCCATGGTGGGTTATCCCTTCTGCTTCAGGTCGATGAGGTGGCCCTGGTTCTCGGCCATGTCCTCCACCCAGTCCGCTGGGCGCGTGTGCTGCCGCTTCCGGCCAGTCGGGTTGCCCCGGTGGTCGCCATCGCGGACGAGGTAGATCTCCGGGCGGGTGCGGTGCTCCTCAAAGCACCGCTGGTGGGCCTCGAAGCGGAACACGGTCAGCCCGGCGTCCGTCTTCATCTCGCGGAACGTGCGCCGGGACTGGGTGCGGATGTACGCGGCCTGCTGCTGGCCGAGTTCGGTGCGCTCGTCGATGACGGAGTCCCAGCCGTTGAGCCACGCCGGACAGGCAACCTGCTCGCACGCGGCGACGACCGTGGTATCCATCGGCGCGGTGATGGAGTACGTCTGATAGAGGTGCGCCGGCATGTTCGGTTCGATACGCATCAGAAGGTCACCGCCACGTCGTTTCGGTTCACGGCCACCGCGAACGTGCACGAGGTGAATCCGCCGGACGTGGTGGTCACGGCGCGCAGGTAGCGGCGCACCGTCTGGTTCGACGCGGTCGCGATCCGCTGGACGCCGGGCGCGGAGGTGACCGCAGTGAACGTCATCCCCGCGACGTCCGCGAAGGAGACGTTGTCGGCGCTGTCCTGCACCTTGATCGTCACATCGGTGCCGGTGAACGCGAACACCTGGAGATAGCACTGCGCCCCGAACAACGCTTGCCCGTTGAACAGCGGAGAGCTGCCGAGACCGAAGTCCACGCCCGTCCCGTTCGTCGCGGCGACGTCGACGCGCTTGCCCGCGGTGAGGAGATAGCCCCACTCCATGCCGAACCCGTTGGCCTGCATGGACACCGAGAACGGGAAGGAGCCGTCCTGGCCGCGCTGCCCGTCGTAGTTGACCTGCTTCCCGACGATGTTCGCGGCCGGGCTCCCCAGTGTCGTACCGCGGCAGTACATGCTGTGCACGTCCGCCGTCGGCAGCGCCGCCAGCACCGGGTGGGACAGCGTCGGGTTGAACCATGCGGTCGCCTCCAGCCGGCCGTCACGCGCGCCGCCGATCCGCTCCATCGCGCCCTTGTCGATGCCTGTGGTCGTGAGCGGTGATGGGCCGCCGCCGATGTTGCCGATCGCGGTGAAGTCACCGCTGAGGTCGTTGCCCCCGATGTAGAGCGCGTCTCCAAGGCCGCCTGTTTTGGCCACCTATGCCACCTCATTCCAGACGTCGTTCAGGATCAGCGGGATGGTGAGCGTGGCCACCCGGTAAGTCGTCGAGTCGAGGCGCGTGTAGCCGAAGTCCGCGCTGATGGTCGCCCCGTACTCTCCGAGGAGATCCACCTCAGCGACACTGCCGCCCAACTGGAAGTCGCCGCAGTACGCGTTGAACAGCCCGCTCACCGCGCCCGTGACGGCGATGTCGACGTCGCCCTGCGGCTCCGTGTCAGCGGGCATGTACACCCGCCCGTTCAGCTCCAGCCGCACCGACACCGACGCGAGCCCCGACCTGGCCGGGACCGGCCGGACATTCTTCACCCACACCGCGTAGACCAGTCCGCTCCCCGGCGCGGATACAGGCTCGTGGTCGAGGACGTTCCCGAACAGGCCGAGGCCCTGCGCGTGCGACATAACCGCGCTGCGGTACGTGAGCAGGTCGAGGTCCACGGCGATCACATCCGTCCCGTGTACCGGCGCAGGAGCCGCTCACCGATGCCGACCTTGCGCGCGTTGAGCTTGTCCCGAGTGACAATCCAGTGGTCATAGCCGCGGAACTTGGTCACCGGGAAGTTCCTGGAGCCGACACCGGCGAGCCACGGCCCGTACACCACACGGCTGTCGGAGATCTTGTGGCCTTCGATGACCTTGCAGCGGGACTCGTAGTAGCCGGTCGGGTTGCGGAACACGCGGTGCATCTCGCCGCGCAGGATCGACAGGCCCTCTTCGGCGAGGTCGCGCTCCAACCGGTTGACGTACGCGTTCGCGGCGGCGCGGGCCCGCCCGTCGAAGAGGGGGCCGCGGCTGCTGGTGGAGACGTCAAGGAGCATGACTAGACCGCCCTCGTCCGAGCCTTGCGGCCGTGGCTGGTGTAGACGCGGTCGCGGAGATCCTTCAGCCCGCGGCCGCTGGCTTCCCGCTCGTTCTCCCCGGAGCCCGCGGTGCGCGCGTACCCGGAGCGGCCCTGAAGGAGATCCGTGAGGGCCTCCGCGACGCACAGTTGCCGGACGCTTCCGGGCGCATCCCAGCGGTACACGCTCGCCCCGTTGCTGTGAGCGGCCGCCGTCGTACCGAGGGCGCCACGGACCACGGTGAGGACGCGGGGTGCGTAGATCGCTGAGTCGGTGTGTGCGGCGAGGACGGTGCCGTCCCAGGCGCGGGTCACCGTAAGGAGGTTGCCTGCGATGTCGGTGATCAGCATCCGCTCGGAGTCGCGGAGGATGACCTCGCCGACCGCGTACGCGCTCCCGTTCGCTGCTCCGATGGATACGTCGTTGTTGGCCGCGGTCATTGAGTCGCCGAAGCCCTGCCCGGTGTCGAGCTGGGTGCGGCCGGTGACGATCATCCGCTCGTTGTCGACCCGGAGCAGGGAGCCGATACCGAGCGCCGCGGATGCGGGGCCGTCGACAGTGATGGTCGTCGCGCTCGCGGAAGCGATCTGCGCGGCAAGGGTGCCGGCCGCCGTCTCGTCGTTGCGGTAGCCAAACAGGCCCGTCACCACGATGTCCTGCTGGTAGGTGCTGCCCCCGCCGAACGATGCCGGGCCGCCGAGGTTGATCTCGATGCGCGTGTACGGGGGCTCTGCCTTGTCGTCGGCGCGCCGCAGGAGATAGTCCCCGGGGGCGATCGAGGTGCCGCCCGAGGTGAGGGAGGTGACGGAGATGAGTTCGTTCGCGTCGAGGCGCAGGATCCACGGGGTGGCCCCGGACCGAGGCGGCCAGTCCATCTTGCGGGTGTCCTGCACCGGGTAGAACGTTCGGTGCGTCAGGCCCTCGACGGCCTCGGTCGCATCGGCCAGCGCGCGATCGATCCTCGCGTTGGAGCGTGCAGTTTCCTTCACGTCCAGCTCGGCCTTGATCTCCTCGCGGGTCGCATAGAACGGCGTGATCATCTCTCGTCACCTCCTCTCGGTGCCGTAGCGGTGGATGGGGTCAGGACTCGTCAGCAGCCGACGTACCGTCCGCCTGGCCGCCACCCGTCGAAGGGGCAGTAGAGCCCTTGTCCGTCGCCGCCTTCTTTGAGCGGCTCCCCGTCGTTCGGGCACGCGACGGGCTCGCGCTGTCGCTCGTCTCGGGCGAGCTGCTGTCCTTCTCGGACGATGTCGAGGAGCTGCTCCCAGCTGATACGTCCTCACCGCCCTCCTGCTCGTCAGCGGCCGCATTGCTGGCGCCGCCGTGCACGGTGACCTTGGCCATGTCCTGCTCCTCCTCGGGCTGGGTGTTCTCGTTGACCCGCACCACCGACCCGCACTGAGGGCACTTCGGCAGGCCGACCGCGTACTTGGCCGTGCACTCCGCGCACTGCCACAACGCCACGTCACGCCCCCGTAGCAGGCAGGGACGCCGGGGCACGCATCACGCCGAGGTCCCGCTGAAGCGCGGTGACGGTGCCAGCACCGGTGCTGGTCAGCTTCACGTACCGGTAACCGTCCGACAGCGACGTGCCTTCGACCTCGCACACCATCGCGTTCTGCGTGGCCGCCGCCGCGGTTACCACGGTTGCCGCCGCAGTCTGCGTGCGCCGGGTCCAGGCGTCCGATGCGTTGCCCGTGTTCGTCCAGTACTCGGAGATGTTCACGAGGTTCTGCGCGCCGGTGCCCGCGTTGTCCTTCGCTTCCTGGAGCGTGTAGGTGTCGCCGACCGCGCCCGCGAGGTAGCAGCTGAAGGTGACGCCTGCGGCCGCCCCCTTGAGGGCGATCCACACGCCGTCGGCGGCGGGGGTGGGGTTGAACAGTCGACCGAGTGCTCGCTGAGACATGGGGTGTTCCTTCCGTCTAGGGTCCGGTCCGGGGCGACACTGCCGGCCCGGTCGTGGCCGCCGTC